GGGGCCTTGTGCCCCTTTTCTTTTTGGTGTATATTGCTTTTATCCCGGGGTTTCCGGTGCATCAGACTAGTCCCGGCTAGACAACATACGGACTGATGCGCCTAGCTTGTATGTAAGGAAAAATCATGGCAAATACCACGTTCACCGGCCCAGTTCGCTCGCAGAACGGTTTTCAATCCATTACCCAAAGCGCCACCACTGGCGCAGTCACTGTTGACGCTTCTTTTGGCGCTACCACCAGCGTCACCAATCTGACCACCACGAATCTGGTTTTTACTGACCAGAATCACCCCTCAACTGCCGCGATTAACGCCACGGCTACCGCCACCGCAGCACAGGTTGCGACGGGCTACATCACTTCTACCTCAGCCGCTGCCACAACCATTACGTTGCCCACCGGCACGCTGCTTGGCGCTGCTCTTGGCGCTGCCAAAGGCACTGTGATGGACTTGTACATTGACAACACTGGTGGTGCATCAACTGTGACCATTGCTGTCGCTACGAACGGTATCTTGTCCACCGCCGCCGTTGACACTGCTGGTAGTTTTGGTGACCTGACGGTGGCTGCTGGCGTGACCGGCCTTGCCCGTTTCACCATCATGTTTTCCAGCGCAACGGCCTACGTGTTTACCCGTACTGCCTAATTGATCTAGGGGGCTTAGGCCCCCGTCTACAAGGAGATTAATTATGGGCTTTCAATATGACGTAAAACAGGCGCACATAAACGCCAGTGGGTTCCTCGTTACCGGGCGAACCCGTGTTAAAGCTATTTCATTCACGGGCGGTGCATCTGCCGGGTATGTGTCGCTTTTTGATACGTCCACTGCGCCTGTTACCACTGCAACCTATGGCAGGTCTGGCACTACAGTTACTGTTGCCTCAACTGCGCATGGGCTGACCACTGGCGATGCGATTGGGGCAGATTTTGCCGCCGGGACAGGGGGCACTGCTACAAACGGAAACTATGTGGTAACCGTCACAGGTGCGAACACCTTCACGATCACTGACATCAATTCTGGGTCAATCACTGCGGGAGCCGCAATGGTGTATGCAGGCCGATGGCTGATGACATTTGACGTGGCGGCAGGCGATACCTACAACAACGTCAGCCTTATCCCCGGGGATGGCGTAGTCGCATACAACGGGGTCTATGCCCAGTTATCAAACTTGGCCGCAACCAATATTTTTTACGGATAAGGAGTCCATCATGGGACGTGCAGCAAAAATGGCAGATGATCAGTACCAAGGCGAAGTACAGCCCGGTGCGCAGAAGCAGGACATGGGCAAGGGCGGTCCAAAACAAACGCCTAGGAAGCCGGGAAAAGGGCCTACAAGCTCGGTTTCCCCGCGTGGCGTAGGCATGGCCCGTAACAAGCCCTGCAAGATGTACTAAAGGGTGACTATGAAGCCCGGTTTGTACGCCAACATCAACGCAAAACAGGCCCGGATAAAAGCAGGTTCTGGCGAAAAGATGCGGAAAGTTGGGAGCAAGGGCGCTCCCACCGCCGCCGCTTTTAAGCAGTCCCTGAAGACCGCAAAGAAACCCAAAAAATGAAAACCGCCGCATGGACGCGCAAAGAAGGCAAGAATCCCAAGGGTGGCTTGAACGCCAAAGGGAGAGCTTCGGCCAAAAAGGAAGGGATGAATTTAAAACCTCCCCAGCCGGAAGGCGGCAGCAGGCGCGACTCCTTTTGCGCAAGAATGACAGGCATGAAGAAGAAGTTGACCAGCGAGAAGACCGCGAAAGACCCAAATTCCCGTATCAATAAAAGCCTCAAAGCGTGGAAATGTTAGGAGAAAATCATGGCACAAACCCAGCAAGAACTTGACATCATTGCCGAGCGCAAACGCGGTGAAGAGGAAGGGGCCAAGCCCGAAGGCCGAGCCAGTCTGGACATTAAATCGGCCCCGGTAAAGATGCCAACCCGGCCCGGTCAACAGCCAATGGTCACTATGGACATGGTCAAAGCCAAAGGGTTTGACAACCTGCGCGATTACTTGAACGACCAAAAAGGTTTGACACGTCGAGGTGATAAGCCCGCTGATAAGCCCGCTGATAAGCCCGCTGAAAAGTCGTACGAAAACAAAGTCAAGTTTGACCCAGCTTTTTTTAGCGAAAATCCTTTAGCTTATTCGCGAACCAAGACTACTTACAGAGAAAAAATGGCGGATTTAGGCAAGAAGTATGCTAAGGGCGGGTCGGTCAAGCTTTCCGAAGCAGCAAGGCGCGGGGACGGGATAGCCATACGGGGCAGAACAAAAGGAAGGCTGTGCTAAATGGACTTGAACTCAGCATGGTCGCTTGCTCTGACCTTCATAACTGGCGCACTTGGCTTTTTGCTCAAAGACAAGTTTGAGGAACTCAAGCGGTTGGACATACTGCTCAACAAAACCCGAGAGGAAATCGCACGTGATTACACTACTCAAGCAGAAGTGCAACGCATTACTGACCACATTGACCGACAATTTAACAAGCTGGAAGCAAAAATTGACCAGCTTATTCAAACGAGGCAGTGATGCCGAGCAAAAGTAAGAAGCAACACAACTTCATGGAGGCAATTGCGCATAACAGCGCTTTTGCCAAGAAGGTAGGCGTTCCACAGTCTGTGGGGCAGGATTTTTCAAAGGCCGACAAAGGCCGTAAGTTTCAAAAAGGTGGTGATATGAAAGCAAAAATGACGGCCAAGATGATGAAGTTTGAGAAATCCGCCAAGGATGTCGAAAAGGGCATGAAAGAGGGCTCCAAAAAGGACAAGTACGCGGACAACAACGCCATGCCCGGGTACAAAAAAGGCGGCGCGGTCCGTGGGCAAGGAATTGCAAAGCGGGGCTTCTCTGACGGCGGAAAAGTTCAGACTGTGCAAGTCAAAGGCGTGGGTGCAGCCCGCGCTCGGACCGCGAAAATCTGCTAAAGCATGACCACCTCCGGCGTAGCCAATTTTGACCTGCAATTTGATGACCTGATAGCCGAAGCGTACGAGCGCTGCGGCCTAGAGGTCAGGGCAGGCTACGACATGAAGACCGCGCTGCGGTCTTTGAACCTGATCTTTGCGGAATGGGCAAACCGGGGGCTGAATCTTTGGACAATTGAGCAGAGAACGCAGGTTCTTACGGCGGGGCTGAACAACTACAACCTCCCTGATGACACCGTAAACGCTTTGTCGGCGGTAATCCGCACAGGGAGTGGTTCTACTCAGCAAGACATCACGATTGATCGCATCAGCCGCGCCGAGTACCTGCACATTCCCAACAAAAACACAGAATCTCGCCCTGCCCAATATTACATACAGCGTTCCGTTCCAACTACCCTGTATTTGTACCCTGCCCCGGACAGCACGACCACCTACACGTTTGTTTATTACGCTGTACGCCGAATTGACAACGCCGGTACGTACATAAACACCGCTGATATTGTCTTTCGTTTCCTCCCCGCGCTTGTAGCTGCGTTATCGTACTACTTGGCGCTGAAAAAAGCCCCAGAACGGGTGCAGATGCTGAAGCTGTACTACGAAGAAGAATTTGCCCGCGCAGCCATGGAAGACCGCGACACCGCCAGTGTCTTCCTTATCCCTACTTTTACGAGTGCATAAGCATGGCCGGTTTTGCGTCTGGCCGGTATGCAATTGCCCTGTGTGACCAATGCGGGCAACGGTTCAAGCTGCTGGAGTTGATCAGGGACTGGAAGGGTTTCAAGGTATGCACTGAGTGCTACGAGCCCAAGCATCCGCAACTGGAGCCCAAACGGACAATCATGGAGCCCCAAGCTCTGTATCAACCCCGCCCAGAGTCAAAATTGCTTGTTACAATCTTTGTGGGGTTCACCGGAGACACCAGTATTGCGAGCATAGGCATGTTGCCGATGCCTCTTGCAAGGCCATTGCAGGCCACAGGGCTTATGGGGCAAGTTAGGACACTGATAACATGACCTACGCAGAACTTTGTGCAGCTATTGCTGACTACACCCAGAATACGTTCACGGCAACGGAGCTTTCCATATTTACAAAGCAGGCGGAGCAGCGTATCTACAATACGGTGCAACTTGCAAACCTGCGCAAGAACATGACGGGGACGATTACTGCCAACAACAAGTACCTATCGGCTCCGGATGATTTCTTGTCGGTCTATTCCTTGGCAATATTTCCCACAGGCGGAGACTACATTTATCTGCTGGACAAGGATGTCAATTTCATCCGCGAAGTCTATCCTTCTGCGTCTGGAACAGGTGTCCCAAAGTACTACGCTATCTTTGGGCCGCAATCGGCCAATGTGACTGAGCTTTCTTTCATCCTTGGGCCTACCCCCGCCACCACATACAACGCAGAACTGCATTACTACTATTACCCTGAGTCCATTGTCACGGCAGGGACCTCATGGTTGGGCGATAACTTTGATTCTTCGTTGTTTTATGGGGCATTGGTGGAAGCGTACACGTTCATGAAGGGCGAGCAGGACATGATGGCGCTCTATGACGCCAAATACAAGGAAGCCCTCATGCTCTTGAAGAACTTGGGTGATGGCAAGCAGCGGATGGATACGTACCGTGATGGTCAAGTCAAGAATAAGGTGATGTAACCATGATCACCGCAGGACTTACCTCCAGTTTCAAGTACCAGCTACTGCTGGGAGTCCATGACTTCTCCGTGGACACAATAAAAATCGCTTTGTACACTTCCAGTGCGTCTTTGGATGCCAATACCACCGTCTATACAACTTCTGGAGAGACTTCCGGAACAGGCTACACGGCGGGCGGGGTTACAGCAACCACTGTAATTGTTGCTTTAAGCAATGGAGTGGCGTTTGTCGATTTTGATGACCCGACATGGGCAGGCGCTACCTTTACAACGCAAGGAGCGCTCATTTACAATGCATCGAAGGCTAATAAATCGATTGGCGTGATGAATTTTGGGCTGATTCAGTCCATGACAAACCAAGGATTCCAGATTTTGATGCCTGCTGCAACTTCCGACAGCGCACTTATTCGCATTCAATAAGGATTGACCATGATTGTTACCACGACCAAAGGCGATATGGATACCTCCCTGCTGGAGCATCGTTCCGGCACGGTTGACAACGACAATGAGTTCACTACGTGGACTGAGTACTGGCTGGATGGTGAATTGGTTCACCGGTCTGTAGATGTAACGCTGAAGCAAATACCCAGCTTTGCTGGCGGTGAAACGGCCTCTCTTTAAGGAACTATCGTGGCAAATACTCAATCAATGTGTACTTCGTTCATGGGCGAGTTAATG